CACAACGCATGAGGTTTGACCCTGCTTTACGTTGACGTGTGGTCGTAATAATCAAAGTATACTTAGGAATATGTAACCTATGCTACACAATAATGCTGGCCTGAAAGAACAGTGCCTGAAGGCTAAGGAGAGTGCCTTATATCCCAAGCGTAAACGCCTGGGGTCTACGGCACCTGGACGCTAGTCTATGCCCCTCACCATCCTCGTCGCCGCGCGCCCCGCGCAACGCCGTTTCGTCGATACCCCATCGCGCGTCGAAGCGTGGCAGCTCCTGCACCGCGAAGCCGACCGCGCCTACCCGCAGCTCCGCACGCTCTGGCAGGTCGTGTTCAGTGACTACCGCGCCGACCTCGACACCGACGCCATGCGCGCCGCGCTGCGCAGTGGGAACATCCTGGACGTCGAGCGCCTCATTGCCCCGGCCTGGCGCGCGGTCAGTGACGCCGTACGGCTGCCGCTGCAACTCCTCTTGCGTGAGACAGCGCAGCGTAGCGCGGAGGCGGTGCTTCCAGCCACGGAAGCCACGCTAGGAGCCCAGGTCTCGGTGCAGTTTGGCGTCGTGGTGCCGCAAGCACTCACCGCCATCGAGACGTATACGGGGACGCAGATTGAGGGCATCGGCGAGACGACGCTGAAGAGCGTGCGCGCGGTGATCCGGAGCGGGTTCGAGCAGGGCCGCTCCATGACCCAGATGATGCGCGATCTCGAAGCGTTCGTCGGCCTGACGCCGCGCCAGACGGAGGCGCTGGAGACGCTCCGCCAGCGGTTGCTCGACGCTGGCAAGACACGGGCGCAGGCGCAAGCGCAGGTGGACCGGGCGGCGCGGCGGGCGCTGCAGCTGCGGGTGGAGAACATCGCTCGTACAGAATCGCTGTTTGCCGCGAACGCCGGACAGCAGGCCTTGTGGACCGACGCCGCGCGGCAAGGCACGCTCGATCCGGCGCGCTTTCGGCGCTACTGGCTTCTTACTCCTGACGACCGTCTCTGCCAGACGGTTTGTGCGCCGATTCCTGGCATGAACCCGAACGGCGTGCGCCTCGACGAACCGTTTCAGACGCCGGTGGGTCCGGTGATGCATCCACCCGCGCACCCGATGTGCGTGCCAGGTGATGCGCTGGTGCATGCCTGGGATATTCAGGGAACCAGTCAGCGCTGGTACGCGGGCGAGATGGTACGGTTACGGACGCGATGTGGAGACGTGCTCACCTGTACCCCGAATCATCCGGTACTCACCGATGAGGGATGGATCGCGGCTGGCAGCCTCGCGATAGGTGATTATGTAGGCCGCGGCCGCGTCGGTGAGCGGCCAGTTGTGGGCCATATGGACGACGACAATCGACCAGCCAGTGTCGCAGATATAGTGCAGGCGCTTGGCCATGCGCGCAGCATGTCGTCCGTACCAGTGCCAGTAACCGCCGAAGATTTCCACGGCGATGGGAGCGGCTCCGAGGTCGCAGTTATACGGACCGATGGCCTGCTGGGGGATGACGGTCAATCCATGCTTCTGGAGCATCTCCAGCAAGAGGCGTTCACCAGCATGCAGGCGAGCGTTGCGCTGGACAGTCTGTGCCGTTCGCATACGTTCCTCCAGCGTTTTTGGCTTGCCTTTGCTGGCCATGTGAGCGGCAGCCGTTTGGCGCTGGCGTCGTTCAGGCGTCATGGTGCTCCATTTCAGTTGCTCCGCTTCGCTCTGTCCTCTGAGCGGGACGGCGCGTTCACGCAAGCGGCGCGTGAGGACATTCCGTTCAATGCCGAGGCGTTTGGCCAGAGCATTGACCGACTCGCCTGCGAGGTAGTCTTTGACCAATTGATCGACATCCAACGCTATCCGTTTCATGGGCTGGTGTATAACCTCCAGACAGCAAGTGAATGGTACATCTGCAATGGAATTATAACACATAACTGCCGGTGTGCCGTGAACGGGAGGGTGATGGATGTCTGACCAGACTGCCGGCCTGCTCGCGCTGCTCGCGCGTCACGGCGTCACACGCGAGGTGCTCGAATTCTGGGTGCATGTGCTGGAGAGTCATACGAACGGATCTGTCACATTTCACCACAATGATCAGGGCTATCTCGGGAAGTGCGAATTGCGGCTCGCGGGGCAGGCCGTGGAGATGGACAGCAGTTTACGTTTGACAAATCTGCTCACGTCGCCGATACTTCGCCAAAATTGTCGCTCCTCCTAGTGGGGGGTCGATGCGCCTCTGGAACGCACCAAGCGCCACTGTCCTGGCACCACGCCGGATGGTGGCGCTTTTTTTTGGACTCCTTACGATGCTTTCTTCTTCTTGGGCTCTGCGACAGTCAACAGTAACGGTTGGACAGGCGCCAGCACTGGACCAGCTTTTTTCTTGCTGTTGCAACTGCTACAGGCTGGTACCACATTGCTCGCCGTATTCTCTCCACCCTTGGAAAGCGGAGTTAGGTGGTCCTGGGTTAAATGCCCTTTGGCACGACGTCCACAATAGACACAGCAGTGATTGTACACTTCCTGAATTTCCACCCATTGCGCATGGGTCAAATCGTCTTTTGGCGTGTTCTTCTTTCGCGCGCGTCGCGTGGACGCATAATGCGCGACCTTCTCTGGATGTTCTTTGGCCCATCGTTGCGACGCACGTCCAGGCGTCTCGGGGTTGGCGTTCTTCCATTTTTGAAAAGCGATGGCGACCTTCTCAGGGTTGGCGGCTCTCCATGCACGCGCTTGTTCTAAAAGTTTCTGGGCATTGGCAGCATTCCACTGCTCTCTATTCTTGCGCTCGCGTTCAGGATTCGCCGCGCGCCATTTGCGGATTATTTCGCGCCACTTCTCGGGGTTCGCCTGTCGCCACTTTTTGCTCTGCGCCAATCTTTTTGCCCTATTGGCGGCATAGCGTTTGCGAGCAGAGGCATTGATCTTGTCGCGATCTTTGTACGGCATCGTGCTGTCCTCCTCACTGAGGTGTTGATGGGTACCAGGCTCTCCAGCGAGTGAGCACCGAAGACTTAACGAGCGCTGATCAGGCGCTACCTGGCATAGAAATTGTACCTAAATGGTATGACTTCTGCCACGAAGAGATACGACATGACACGCGCGCAACAACACTTTCGCATCCATACCGCAGCCACGGTACCACCGCAGCGCTTGACGCAGAATAGCCGTGAGTATCTGGTGTCGCCGTGCGTCATGATTGTCGAGGGCGTGTTGAATCAAGCGTTAGTACCAGGAGAGGAAATCCGCGCGTGCGCCTGGGATGGGATAAGTTTGGTCGTGAACCATCCGACAGCGCCGGATGGGACGCCGATCAGTGCCCGCAGTCCAGAGGTGCCCACTGTTGGCCGGGTCTACCGGACGCAGTACAGCACGTTCCAGCGACACAACCAGACGCTCACACGCGCCGCAGCAGAACTCTGGATTGACGTGGCGCAAGCCCAAGCCCTGGGTGGGGAAGCTGTGCAGGCCATGACCATGTTGGAGACGCAGACCCCGTTGGAGGTCAGCACTGCCTTCTACAGTGAGGCCGAGCAGACACCAGGCACTTTTCAAGGGGTGCCGTATGTGGAGGTGCACCGCAACCTCTTGGCGGATCATCTGGCCTTGCTTCCCAACAGTCTTGGCGCGTGTGATTTCCAAATGGGATGTGGTGCGCCACGCGTTTGCGCTCAATCGTGCACCTGTCACCACGAAGGAACGCCTATGGAACAACGGCCCGCACACCCACCGCGTGGCCTGGTCGCGAATACGTTGGAGTGGCTGGGACAGCTAGAGGCTGCAGCGGTTGCCAGGTTCAAACAGTGGCGGCAACGCGAAGAGGCCGCGTTAGCTACCAACCAGACCGATAATGACATCCGCCAGGCGCTGTATTCGGCCTTGGCGCGTGAACTTGGTGTTGATGCCACCATGATCTTTATCGAAGCCCTCGATATCGCATCACAAACGTTTACTTTTAGCCAGGGCGAGCGCCTGATGCAACGCTCCTGGACGGTCGAGGACGGTCAGATTGCCCTCACCGAGGGCGCCCAGGACGTGCAGCGCCAGACGACGTACGTCCCTGTCACGCAACAACAGGAGGACCCTCCTATGCCCAGCGAGGCGGTCAAAGCGCGTGTCACCGCGCTCATCACGAACACGCAGACGAAGTGGAGCGAGAGCGACCGGCCCCAGCTCGAAGCGATGAGCGAAGCGCAGCTCGCCAACCTCGAACCGGATGAGGCCGCGCTCGCTGCACTGCAGGCGCAAGAGACGCGCAAGGCCGCCACGGTCGCGGCGCTGAGTGCGAATACGTGGTGTCGTCTGAGCGAGTCCACCCTCAAGAGCATGTCGCTCCAGGAGCTCGAGGACCTCACGGCCATGGGCGAGCAGCAGAGCGCGTCGTATGCCGGCCAGGGCCTGCCCGCGCTGCGGAGCCAGGACGGCGGCGAGGACGCCTGGGCACCGTTGTCCATCCTCACCAAGAAGGAGTAGCGCTGTGGCAGACAACGACCAGATCCTTCGTTGGGGGCCTTGTAACCAGTACCATGCGACCGCGCAAGCCGCGATCACGCCCGGAGACCTGATAGAGGTGATCGCCACGGCGGGCGCCGATCTCGGCAAAGTCCGGCGCCACGCGACGGAGGCGGGGCGGGCCGCGCCGCTCTTTGCGGACGGCAACTGGCAGTTTGGCAAGGACGCCGATGACAACTACGCGGCGGGCGATACGGTGCCGACGCTGGCGCCGGGCGTGGGCGCGCGGATCATGGCGCGCTGTGCCATCGGCGTGGCGATCACGAAGGGCACCGCGCTGGAATCCGCCGGCACCGGGCTGCTGCGTCCGGC